CGGAGAGACAGTCAAGGATATCTTTGACTCGATGACCGACGAGCAGAAGAACGTTGTCTACTTCATGATCGGTGAAGCACTCGAAAGCGAAGGTGAAGCACTCGAACAGAGTGGCATTTCGCACGGCGAGGAACTCACCAACCAGGAAATCCTCGACACCCTCAGTGGTGAGCAGCAGGAGGTCGTTTACGATCTTCTCGGGGAGGCGCTAAGCCATTCAGATACCGAAACTCTTGACCGAGGTCTGGTTCAGGCAGTATTCGACACCCTTAATGAGGATCAGCGAGCGGTCGTTACCGATCTGCTTGGCGAAGCCCTTAATCATGCACAAACCCAAGGAGATGTTATGACCACCACCATTCAGCACGCTGACGAAGAGACCGTCAAGGATGTCTTCGATTCCATGTCCGAGAAGCAGAAGAACGTTGTCTACTTCATGATCGGAGAAGCTCTCGAGAACGCCGACGGCGGTTCCGAGCTTAAGCAGAGCGAAGATCTCTCTAACTCCATTGCACACTCCATCCAGGAAGGCTTTGCCACTATGTCCCGTAACGCATTCGAATCCAACGGTACCGCTACCGAAGATCGCCCCACCCTCTCCCACTCGCAGCTCGAGACCATCGTTGCTGACGCTCAGAAGCTGGGTTCCTTCAAGGAATCCTTCCTTTCTCACGCTGGTACCTACGGTATCGACGACATCGATATCCTCTTCCCGGATGCCAAGTCCCTCAGCAACGCTCCCGATGTTATCGGCCGTCGCCAGGAATGGGTTCAGGACGTCCTCGGTGGCGCCAAGCACTCCCCGTTCTCCCGCATCAAGTCCACCGCTGTCGACCTGACTGCAGATGAGGCTCGTGCAAAGGGTTACGTTAAGGGTAACCTGAAGAAGGACGAGATCATCAAGCTCCTGAAGCGAGTGACGACCCCGACCACCATCTACAAGAAGCAGAAGCTGGACCGCGATGACATCGTGGACATCACCGACCTCGACGTTGTGGCCTGGCTCAAGGCTGAAATGCGCGTTATGCTCGATGAGGAACTGGCTCGCGCCATCCTGATCGGTGACGGTCGTGAAGTTGACGACGAGGACAAGATCGACGAAGAGAAGATCCGTCCCATCGCTCGCGACGTTGATATGTACGCACACGCGATCACGGTTGCTTCCGAGCTGTCCGCTGACGCCATCATCGAGTCCGTCCTGCGTACCCGTACCTACTACAAGGGCACGGGCACCCCGACGTTCTTCACCACGGATGCCATCCTCACGGACCTCATCCTGCTCAAGGACAAGGTTGGCCGTCGCCTGTACGAGACCGAGGCTTCCCTTGCTGCTGCCCTGCGCGTAAGCAAGATCGTCACGGTTGAGGTCATGGAGTCCGCTCCGGACATCCTGGGTATCGTGGTTAACATGGCCGACTACACCATCGGTGCAGACAAGGGTGGTCAGGTCTCGATGTTCGATGACTTCGACATCGACTACAACCAGCAGAAGTACCTGATCGAAACTCGCGTTTCGGGTGCGCTGACCAAGCCGAAGTCCGCTATCGTCATCAAGAAGACCCTGGGTGTTGTGGTTTCCCCGCAGACCCCGTCCTTCAACGGCGCTACGAACACCATCACCGTCCCGTCTGTGGCTGGTGTAGTGTACTACAACGCTGAGACCGGCGCTCAGATCTCGGGCTCTGTCGTGATCTCGGAGACCACCGAAGTTGAGGCTCGCCCCGACACCGGCTACTCCTTCCCGCACAACACCGACGCTGACTGGACCTACGTCTACAGCTCCTAATCCGTAAGGATTAATCAAAATGGCACGATTCTATGATGTGATTGGGATTGCTCAATCGAATGTCGAGATTCGGCCAGGCGTGTATGGGGACGTCATCGTGGAACGAAAGTACTACGGTGACGTCCTCAGCAACACCCGACAGTTGGAAGGGGAGAAGGTCAATCAGGACATCTCCGTTGGTAACTCGATAAGTATTATTGGGGACGCCTTTACAAACACCTTTCACGCTCTTCGCTATATCCGGTGGATGGGGAGCCTTTGGGTCATCAGCAATGTTGAAATGAAGGCTCCCCGTCTTATCCTGAGGCTTGGGGGTGTTTACAATGGACCGACGGC